TGTGAGCGAGCCAGGTGATACCTATATCAAAATTATGTCTGACATGATGCAGGGCATTTTGCAATATGGTAGCTCAGAAAAGCATGCACTGCTTTCTGGAGTGGTCGAACATGTGTTAAAAGAATTTTTTGACAACCAGATGAAGCACATTGAGAATAAAATAGGAAAGGTTGGGTGGGCAAAGCTCTGCAAGTTCGTCTTAACCTTGATGGTGACATCAGATGACTCGGCAATGCAACATGCGGCATTGTGGTATGAGGAAGGACTCACGCAGAGGGACGTTATCTTCGTGAGGATGAGAGTAGCCAAAATGCTCACAATCATGAGCTTCATCAAAGCCGTGGCATACGGCTACTGGGGCTGGTCGCATTCCTATGTCAAGAGCACCATGGCTTTCCTGAACGGATTTGTTGAGTTCAACAGTGAATTTTTTGTGAAAAGCACAGTGATCATCCCTGTCATCAAATTTGTGTATGCAGGCCTGACAGTGAGCACAAGTGAAAATCTTGAGGGTAGGCAAGAGCAATTTGCAAGCATGCTTCAAGCCATGGTTCTCTCTGGATCAAGCTTCAAGACAGCATCAGTTGTTCAAGAGATGCAGAGGAAGATACATTATAGAATGTTGGGCCTCAATACCAACCAAAATTTTAAATTGTTTTCTGCATTAATCAAAGAAACAAGACATCCATCCCTAGGATTCTTCATCATGCAGCCTGTGGAGTTAGCAGGCTTGGGGGGCATCAAGTTTGCTAAATGGATCAACTCATCTGATGAGAGTTACTCTAAAGTGCAAGCACTCCTCATGAAAAACTGCTCAAATGAACTAGGTCAGGCAAATATCGTGGTGAGACTAAAGATGACAGATGCAAAGAAGAAGGAGCAGTTCATGAAGAAATCCGGGATCCCAGAAGATCTAGACAAACTCATCAGTGCTAATATTGATAAGCTCTACAGAAAAGATCTGACTGAGGGCAGTGTCATGTTATATATGATAATGGAGAGGGCTCGATCTCTGCC